ATATTGGCCTATGCCAAGGCAAGCAATGATGAGTTGGTGATATTGCATAAGCCATTGCCGCTTGATGGTCGCCGCCGTAAGTTTATCAAAGTGAAACATGAGGCATTGGACGCCTATGGTGCTACCATTGTGTTGGCACCACCGCCAGTTGCAAACAATATTAATATATTCATGGTCAAGTCGGATTCAGGCAAAGAATATACAGTAGAAAAGATTGATGGAAAGTATAGTTGTAATTGTGTGGGTTTTGCCTATCGTGGTAAATGTAAACATAGTGATGAGATAAGGAATAGAAATGAACAATGATCCGGTATTAAATACGGATAAAGAATTATGGCGTGAAATTCCAAACGACTACTATTCACCTTCTATTTTTGTAACAGAACAAAACAGCATTGGTATAAATGTTGGTGGCTGGGTTTATGTAAAGCCTGTTGAAGATTGGCATAAGTTAGCAGAACCAGCAAAGACACCAACGGATGAGGAAATAGACTACATTACAAAAAAGTATTTTAACATTCATCCTGAAGCAAAACTATCAGAACAATTCAAAATTAAATTGTATGAGTTAGAAGATTTTGCTAGAGCAATACTAAAGAAAGCGAGTGAGAAATGAAATGGAAAACTACTCGGTATAAACCAGAAGAAGGCCATAAAAGAAGGGTTAATAAGTTTGCTTTCTTTCCTAAAGTATGTGGAACATATACGGTTTGGATGGAATGGTATGAATCACACCAAGAATATAAAAAGATGGTTGTGTTTGATACATCTGGACCACAACCACAAATGGAATGGGTAGAGTTTGAACGAAATCTTTTGGAGTTATATCCGTGAGTGAGTATAGATACTTTGCCAGAGTGAATGGTAAGATGGTAGAAGAAATGTATATGGCAGAACCTGATGATCCAGTATGTGATAGGTTCTTGGCAGAAGGATTGATTGAAGCAGGACCTACTGTTGGTTGTCCTGGTGATGAGTGGTACAAACAAAAAGGAGAAGCAAATGAGCTTTGATAGAATCATATTGGTTATTGTTGCAGTATTGGTGATTGCTGGTGCATGGGCCAATTGGCCAAAAGATAAACCAAGTGTAGAAGTTATGCCTGCACCTAAGGCAGAAGGATATGTGCGACCAGTTAAAGAGGGTAATTGCTGGCGTCAGTTTATTGGTACTGGTACCAAGGATAGTATTTTAGTTTGTGGATAAGAAAATGAAAATTGCTTTAGCGTCAGATGTTCACCTTGAATTTGGTGACCTCGTTATAAAGAATGAAGAAAATGCCGAAGTTTTAATACTGAGCGGCGATATTTGCACAGCTAAAGTTTTCAAACACAAACCCAAAGAACGAGCAATGGTTCGTGATTTCTTTAAACGGTGTTCATTCGAATTTCCTCATGTGGTATATGTGATGGGTAACCACGAGCATTATGATTTTGATATGCGTGATACTTACGAACGATTGAAGTTTGAATTGGCACCATTTGAGAATATCCATTTATTGGAAAAAGAAACATGGGAACATAACGGCATCACCTTTGTTGGTGGTACATTATGGACTGATATGAATAAAGGTGATTCGTTGACTTTGTGGCATTCTGGTCAGCGTATGAATGACTTTAGATTAATCAAGAATAGTAATCGTACCACACACCATAAGAATGTAATCTATGCCAAGAATCCTGATGGTTCTGGTATGCACTTGAAAGATTCTGATGGTAATTTGGTTGTTGAGAGAATTGACCATTATGAGAAGCCATCAAGATGGTCAGCAGAAGATTCCGTGGAAGACCACAAGAAAATGGTTGACTATATCAATATCGTTACTCAGGATAAAACCAAGAGTTATGTTGTGGTGACACACCATGCACCAAGTGGTGAGAGTGTTGCTGAGGCATACAAAGGCGATACATTAATGAATGGTGCGTTTCGTTCTGATTTAAGTGAATTCATTTTAGATAGACCACAGATTAAAATGTGGACTCATGGACATATGCACAATATGAGTAATTATTGGATTGGTGAGACCAGAGTGGTTTGTAATCCTCGTGGTTATATCAAATATGAAAGTTGTGCAAATTTCTTTCAATTGAAATATATGGAGGTTTGATATGATGTATAAGTTTTTATGGAATGTTAAATTGTGGTGTAAAGGCCTTATAATCATTATTATGGCACCATTTGTATTTTTGTGGAAATTGTTGATTGATTTTCCAATTGAAGTTGCTAAACGATTTTTGAGTGAGAGTGATGAAAAATAGAGAATCAATCATCCATAATATGTGTATGACCTTTCGCCATGATTATGGTTTACCAAAAACTACCGGCGAATTTGGTCCTTACCCGTTTGCATCCGGATTGACCGATGATGAACGCAAAGCCTTACATAAACAGATGGCACAGATTTTTGATAATGACATTGCACCATATATGGAGTTTAAGAAATGAACATTTACATTGGTAATTATTGGGTGCCATTCCCTAGGTCGGAATATGGCGGTACATGGACAGTCATTGCTGAGAATGAGGCACAATGTGTGGAACTACTCAAGGAGGGTTCATACGAGGATGAGTATGAACATCTCATTGCTGGTGCAGTAGAGGCCTCCAAGCGTTTTGGACTGACTGGTGACCCAGCACCAATGGTCTTGGACACCTTCTACACCTAGTGTTGTACCAAAACAACAGCATGGCAGATAGTGCTTGTGGTATTCCAGGATACCTGTATAATGGTTTGTATTGAGTGAGAGAGAGAGGAACTATATGAAACTGCCTTATAAAGATATATTTGTAGCAGAAGTACCTGAGTTTATTACCAACCCATTTAGTGGTGAAGGCGTAATGCTTACACCTGAAGCAGTTGCTGTATATGATACAATTAAAGGTTGTGAGTTGTTCGGTGATTATGCCGGTGTTCGTAAAGGTTTGGATTGGTTTGCACAAAACTTTCCAAAAGAGTATATGATTTTATTGGATTGATTATGGAAAAATATTTTGAAGAATTTGAGTATTTAAATACTCTGCGTGAATCTGGTGTTACTAATATGTTTGGTGCTTCACCGTATTTACAAGAAGCATTTGATATTAGTAAGAACGAAGCAAGAACAATTTTAGGACTATGGATGAATTCATTTAAGGAAACAGTATGAACAAGAACGCTACCGCATTTATCGTTGCCGCAGAAGAAATCTTTGGTTCAGAACCAATTTTAACCCGTGATGATATTACCAGAGTTGTGAATGAATCTGGTGCCCCGTATCCATATTGGCTGGTTACTAAATCAGAGTTCCGTTATGACCGTGGACAATACAAAGTTCCACCTTCAGGTATTGTAAAGAAATCCAAAACTATTGTAAAGAATATGACTGAAGATTGTAAAGAACCTGAAACAGAAATGGCATATGCTCAACCTGCTCAAGTGTTAGAGTTCCGTCAACCAAAATTGATTGATGAGTCCGATAATGCCGTACCTGAAAAGTATGAGAATTATGTACCATTTGGTTTCTTTAAAGATATGCGTAATATTGTATCGTCTAAGATGTTCTATCCTGTATTCGTTACCGGTTTATCAGGCAACGGCAAGACCTTGATGGTCGAACAGGTATGTGCGGAGTTGAATCGTGAATGTATCCGTGTGAATATCTCAGTTGAGACCGATGAAACTGACCTACTAGGCGGTCCTACATTGGTGAATGGTAACGTGGTCAATCGTGATGGTCCTGTATTACAGGCTATGAAGAAAGGTGCCGTGCTGTTAATCGATGAGGTCGACCGTGGTTCTAATAAGTTGATGTGTTTGCAAGGCATCATGGAAGGTAAACCACATTACAATAAGAAATCGGGTGAGATGGTTTATCCGAAGGCAGGATTTAATATCATTGCAACGGCAAATACTAAAGGCCAAGGCAGTGATGAAGGCAAATATCTTGCTCAAATCTTAGATTCGGCTTTTCTTGAACGCTTTCCTATCACCGTAGAGCAAGAATTTCCCGATATGAAAACTGAGAAAAAAATCTTGGCACCACTCATTGAAGATAAAGCTTTTCTTGAAAATTTATGCCAATGGGCAGATGTAATTCGCAAGAGTTATATGGAAGGTGCTGTTGATGAAGTAATTTCAACACGAAGATTGGTGCATATTGCAAAAGCATTCAACATTTTTAATGATAAAATGAAAGCTATTACATTGTGCGTTTCAAGATTCGATGAAGAAACCAAATTAGGTTTTCTTGACCTTTACAGTAAAGTTGATGCTACGGTTGAAAGTCCAGCCAACACAGCATCGGTTGTAACTAATACTGAAATGCCAGAATATAAGTAAAACTCTAAGAACGCATAAATATATCATGTGTTCTTGGAGAAAAAAATGAAAATTTATAAACTGGTCAATAATGTAAATGGTGATTTCTATGTGGGTAAGACAACCCAATCGTTAAACAAAAGGTTGTCTAACCACAGAAACACCGCCAACCATGGTTCAACCTATTATTTGCATAATGCAATGAGGTACTATGGTTACAATAATTTTACTATTGAATTGCTTGAAGAAGCAACAAATGAACAAGAATTAAATGAAAAAGAAATTCATTGGATATCTGAATTAAAACCAACATACAATATGCATGAAGGTGGCCAAGGAGGTAGTTTACCTGGTCGTCCAGATATTGTTGGTGAAGCAAGAGAAAACTGGTTGAGTGGTTTTAATAGAAAAGGCAAAACACCTTGGAACAAAGGTAAAACCGGACTAGGTGGTTATAAATGGTCTCAACCTATGTCGGATGAGAAACGAAAACAAATTTCTGAATTTCAGAAACAAAATCGTGCTCAATGTATTCATTGTGGTATTGTTACCAATCCAGGAAATATTAGTAGATATCATAATGATAAGTGTGGTAAGAAATAAAGTGGCAAACTTGAAGTATACTGGTTGCCATTTAAGTGGTAACCTGTATAATCAGGTATGTAGTTCCTTTAAGTAGTTTTATATTATGT